GCCCATTGGCTAGGTTGCATTAAGGATACTTCCGTGAGGGAAATCACGTTATAGTATTCGTTGATTGAGATAATTAACGAACTCTTTTGAAGATTCTATAAACGGAATCTTCTTTGGTTGATCACGTTGAACAATAATACCTTTTTGTTCAAAATATCGTTTTGCTATGCCGTACTCTGCGACGTGTAGTAAGTGAAGTATAGTTTTTGTAAGGGGATTCCCCATCATAAAACCTGTACGGATGAAACCTTTATAAGTTCTATCAATTGAATAACTCTCTTCATAAATGGAGATCGTTTCTTCCACCGGCTGCGGCCATGTCACGGTGAATTCAATCATTTTCCCATATGCTTTGGGGAAACAAACATGATAAAAGAAGGTCCTTAAAACTCTAAGGCCTATCAATTTCTGAATGTAGTCGGTAGCTTCGACCCAATCGGAATAAACGAAACAGGAGTCTATAATACTCCCTCCTGAATCGAAGAAACTCCCAGCGCCATGTGCGGGGTGTAAACTTTGCTGAAACTTCCATGCGTCAGCACTTCCTGTGAGGCCTACCTTATGATCAGGTAAGCGACTTAATATCGCCTGTGTTAATTTACTAGCGAGTGATAAAAACCACGTTAAGCAAGAAGTGGATTTTACAAGATTCCGTTGTTTACCGGGCTCTTGAATGTGAAGAATTTTCGCTTTAAAGAAATTCTCTACAAAATGACTTGGAACTGGAAAATCAGTTTCATTTAGAAATCGGGGTTGATTTAGTTTGTCTACCTCACGATTTATGGCTCTTATACAAATTTCATATGCGAACCAAAAGCAGATTGTCGATTCAGAAAGACAATCGCGTGTATTAATGAAAGATTTAATTTCATTAGTAATTAAATTACGGACAGGAAGTTTAATATCCTGACTTTTACAGTATTCTAAGACTTGTCGTGCGTCTTCTAATCTACCACCATCTTTCAAAATATTTTGAAAAGAGGCTGAATATTTGATAGGAACATCTGTTTCCTGTAAAATTTCATCTAGCATAGCTGTTTGTAAGCTATCTAGGTTATCTTCATCCAGAATAAATAAATTCTTTGGAATCTTATTTTCATTAAGGGTTTCTTCAATGCCCTTAACGATTTGAAACACGTGATCCTCATCAGGTCTCGTGGGACGTGTATCAAGATGTGCTCTATATTCTTGATTTTTCCATATGGCTAATCTACGAGGTAGGTAACCAAGATTACGAGTTTGACACAATTGTGTCATTTTATAACTCCATGAAAGGGTATTTGAATAATCAGTACCTTCTAACATGTATGCACATGTACATGATGCATCGATTGATCCTGTGATCATCTCGAAGAAATCTTCGACACTTTTGTCGTGGAAATTATATTCAAGCGCTCGTACTCTATCAGAACGCTCAGTTCTATTGAACCAAGTTTTCACATGGTTTAAATAATTCTTTATTTGAAGATAAGTAGAAAATCTTTCTTCAATAATAGCAGATTGACCGGAAGAGTTAATGTCAGGTCGTTTAGAATAATCGAAAAGCAGATCATCAAATAATGCTGCTGTCCGTTTTGCCAAGAGGTGATAATTAAAATCACAACTTATAAGAAATATTTTGGTGATTAAACCATTAATAGTGTATAAAGTGTGTTTAACACTTTTCATAAAATTAGGAAAATTTCCTTCATGTAATGTAAAACAACGTTTGAGGTTGTCTTTTGAAAATTTAAACCAGTATAAACTGGATAGTACCTTGTGTAATAATTCATAGGTAGTAACTTTATCGAAACCTGTTATGCCCAGGTGTCGTCTCATAGGACCTGAATATTTATTTGAGAAAATATTCATTGAGTCTTTACAGAATGCGAATTCTGAAGGTTCACAATCCGGAGCATCAAGCTCTGTCATTGAAATATTCGAATTGAGACATCGAATAAATGTTAGGAAGCAGACATCTTCTACTGCTTCATCTACAGTCTCTAAGCAAGGACACTTAGGAGAAATGTTCATTGGCTTGTTTGCCATCATGCAGGAGTGACAGTTTACAGAGTGAAATACACCGTCACCTCGATCGTCTAAGCCCACGTTCCAAATGTGAGCATACGGAATAGTACTGGTATGTACTAGATATTTAATTTCTTGAGGAGGCTTTGATTTGCGTCCTATTTCATAAAGTTCGGAATGATCGGATTCCGAAAACGAAGAGAAGATACCAGTTCGGTTGTCTTCTTCTAAATCAAATTCTAATGGAAGAAGGAATTTGGTTTTGTCGACTTGCATACAG